CTGCACCGAACCTAGATGAAGATGAGGACTTGGAATACTTCAGGTCACTAGCAGAAAACGACTGAGTAAATTAACTCAGTAGTGTACAAAAAGAACCCCACCTAGTGTGGGGTTTTTCTTATGCCATTTTATCTGATATTGTTCTATCTAATAGAAAAATTAATGGTTCATTCCACACCGATGCCACAACATCACCTGAACCCGAACCACTAGAAGCACTCTTTTTGCTATTATCAATATTGTATGTATCACCTGAACTAGTTTTACCATCTGCTGATAGTTTATCAGGAATTCCTGGTCTGTAATTAGCAATCGCTTTGATTCTATCTGGATCATATTCCATGTCTGTAGATGTTGCTGCCGATGCAAGTGATGAACCTGATGCTGATTGTGCTTCTGGCGTTTGTGATGCCATCTGAGTTTGGCTTGGTGACGTTGGTTCTCCAAGAGCTTTATATATTCCTGCCGTATAATTTGCTAATTGATTTTCTTCCGCAGCATTTCTCGGCACTACCCATTCTCTCAATGCTTTACTTAGAGGTGTATTTCCAAATTTGCCTGACCACAATGCTCTCTGTGCTTCTCTTCCTGCTTCAAATGTGGGAAACTCAGCAAATGGTACTTTATTACCTTTTTTATCCTTTAAAGTTCCCCTTGTCATATTTGGTTTAGCACCAAACTTTTTCGCAAAATCTCCATAAATCATAGCACCTGGATTTTTTAAATCATATGCAATATCACCTGGTCTATTTCCTTCTTTTTTATATTGTGTATCTAAAACTATATCTTGCTGTTCTTTACTCAACTTATTGAAAGTGACATTTCCATAACTCGGAGTTTCTTTAGAACTTTCTGGTGTTGCATTTCCACGACCTACTGGTGTCGCTTTGTTTTCTGCTGCTTTTCTTGATGCTTCAATTACTGGATTTAATGAAGGAGTTCTACCTTGTGTTGTAGAAGTTTCTTTGGGAGTAGTATCTATATTTTTACCTAAAGCAGCATCATCCAATGCACCCGAACTGTCCAAATTGTCCAATTGTTCTGGTGATAATGCATTCTGTTCTTCAGGTAAATTGTTAAACTCTTTCCACAATTCATATAACTCATACATCGTCCATGCTGCAAGTCCTAATTCAACCGCAGACAAAATCCATCCAGGACCAGGAAACGCAGCCAAACCACCAGCCGCCGCTAATTTGGCAAATACACGTGCAAACAATTTGGGAGATTTTCTTTCAACGAATGCTAAAAATCTTCCCCATAGAGATTTATTTTTTACTGCTTCTCTACTTTTACCAGCAGTTCCAAAATCAGTTAGTGGTTTTCCTTTAGTGGCAACACCACCACTTGGAGATTTAGGACCACCGAATACTTTTCCAGCAGCATTAGCAACAAGAGCACCAGTACCTGCGGCAGCAGCAGCAATCCCCCTACCTACAGTCAATGCTCCCTTTGCTACATTCGTTGCTGTTTTAATCAAACCTGCGGTAGACGCTAACGAAAGTATTGAACCTATTACTTCCGAAAGTTTTTTCAATCCACCTGTCAATGTGCCAAGAATTGAACTAAAAAGTTTCACTAACAACGTAATTGGTGCAAGAAGAAATCCAAACATTTTTTCAAGAAAACTTTTTTCTTTTACTTCTTTTTTTTCTTGTTTTGCAGCAGTAGGTTTTCCTGCTTTTATGGCATTTTCATATTCAGATTCTCTTTTTCCAGCATTTTTAAAGAACATATCAGCATCATATGTTGCACCACCTTTTACTTTTAGTGCTTTAGCAATTTTTGCTATATTCTGTTTTGTAATATTTGCGTCACGTGCGATCTGTGGTAAAACAATGGAGTTTCTGGCAACCAATTTAAATTGCCTTTTCATTTCACCTAAACGATCAGAGATTGTGTTTAGAATAGATTCTGCACCTGCACCCATTCCACCCGATTCACCACCTTTTAATTTTTCAGCACCAGTTTTAGCTTCATACCCTTTTAATCCTGGCAATAAAGCAGTCAATAAACCTTTCTTTTTGAACAGATAATTTCGTGGGTCGAGGCGTTCTCTGGCACGTTCACTAAACGCAGTTGCTAGTGAACTCCCTATACCTTCACCTTTTTCTCTTTGTTTTGATACTATGTCTGTAAAAGTTGCCATATCTTATCTTTGTTGTAGTTTTATTTTTTCGTTTTCTTCTTCAATGTGTCTAATGAGCATATTAACATATAGAAATTTCTCCCACGGCATCATATTATCCAAATCACTGATACTGTATTTGTGATGTTGCATCAATGCAAAATTTGTCTCAAAGTAATTTTGCAAATTATCATGCCGAAGGATTAATCGAAAAAATTTTGGATTCCCTCCAAAACCATTTTTTCTTCATAACCACATTTACCACACTTAAAATCTATTTCTTTTGATATCTTAGGGATTGTTTCAAAGAATTCTTGTAACATTAAAAATTGAGCACGACTCATACTTTCAAGAAAATCTGTTAGTTCTTTTTTAGTCACATCTTTAGCATAATGTATTTCATCTTCATCGTAGATATAATCGATGCATCCCAAAGTAGTTTCCATTAATATTTCTGATTCAGATGCAGCAGAAATTTTATCAAGCATTTTGAAGTTAGGATACTTCATAACAACTCCCATTGTGGGAGTCAATTCTATTTTGTTAGTATGATTCTCAGGAATTTCTGGTTTGATGTCTAGGATGTTGACTTCAAATTCAACCAAGTTTCCACACGTTTTTTCTTCTTCACCAACATGAATCTTATTGTTACATTTGTATTTTAGTTCTACTACTTCACTAATAGACCTGGCTCGTAGATTGAAGAAGATATATTCTACATCCGAGATAGGTAGTGATTCAATATCAACACTCTCCGTCAAGCAACAATTATTTACAATTTGTTTGACCGCAGACAGAATAGAATCTTCATCATCTGCTTCTGCTGCCATTAAAAATATCTTTTCTTCTTTGACCAAAAATGGTCTAATTTGAATTTTCTTTTTCGATAAAGGTAAAGTCAAATCATATATTGGTACATCAAGTTTTGGTAACATAGTATAACTCCATTAAATATTATAATTCAATAAAACGACGATAACAGAACTGAACTGTCAACCGTAAAAATCCATCATCACCCCAATTCAATGGTTGTGCTGAGTATCCAAGTGGAAATGCATCTTGTAATTGAACTTCTCGTATTAAATCTCCAACGTCATCTGATGTTATTTGTTCGGGAGTTTCTCCACCATAATTGACAACATCCGTATATTGTTTAATATAAATTTCTGTTAGGTATCCACTCAATCCATCAGTGCCTCTTGGGAATCTCATATTATTTGTTCGACTTGGCATAATATATTCTATCCACTTATCAAATATCTGTCTTTCATTTCCTTCATTAGTGCATAAGAAATTAAAATTTATTTCTGCGTATTGTTTCTGATAGGGAATCTTATAAGATGGACCGTAAACTTTAACATCTGCTGTTTGTAATGTTTTACCTGGAAGTTCAGTTGACTCACATAATAGTCTTAAATCCCTTGCACTATAATCCACACCTATTGCTTCTGGTAGATTAATATGTACAGCAAATCTATTATTCTTGGAAAATCCACCTTTATTGTTAAGGTTTGAAATAAAATTTTGTAATGACATTAAAATTTGTCCTCTGATTCTGCGAATACTTTATTTGTTGTTGCTCCCACAAAGGATTCCATAGGCAGCAGAACTGCTATGTCCCATTCATCTGCATGTATTTCTAAGAAACGAGATTCCACATGACTGAACAAATATCGTTTGATACATGGTGTTGCTTCAAATGCTTTTGATGATGCTGCGAGATATCCATAACTGATTCGCAGTTTGGTTTTCTCGTCATAGGTTTTGTTGGATGCTATTTCACTAAGTTTGTCCAATAGATTAACTCGATGCCTTGGGTGTATGTAATGTAAGTTCAACCCTAAGAATCCATCCTTGTATCGTTCTATTGGAATAACCAATGGGAACCTATCGTAGTATGGCATCGAATCTTTCGTTTTCGGATCATAAAAATAGAAATACATCTTTCCAATTATGGACGAATCCTTGAGCCTCTTCCTATCAGACATCAATGTTGCCTGAGTTGGTTTGAGCTCTTTGATCTTATTTTTCAACCAATCTCTCGACTGAACAGTGCGTGGTTCGATGCCCTGTTTTGCCAGTGATGATTTGATTCTATCTAAAAGTGTTTTCGCCATGACCTATTTATCTCAAATGCCTAAGTCTTTCTCGGTGAGTATCTTGAACTCCCAACCGTGGTCTTTACAGAACTCGGTTGCTGCCTTCCACTTGCATTCGTTGATGACATAGGTAATGGATTCCTGAATGAATCGTTTTGTCTTCTTCTTCTGTGTGGGAGGTCGTGTTTCTCGGTCGGGTTTGACTTCAATGATGTAAGTCATTACCTTACCATCCTTTAGTTTCATTTGGGAAATAAAATCAGGGAAGTATCGGTGCTTCTTCTTATCCACAGGACTGTAGTATGGGATGGGTAGTTCTTCCGATGCCCACCAGATAACTGAAGGGTTATCATCCAAATACTTCATAACTCGTAGCTCCCATGAGGAACGGTAGATGATGTTGGATGGGTTGCCCCTATACTTTAGTGGATTTTGGGGATAAAACTTTCCTTTATATGACATAAATACTCTCAGGTTATAAACTTTCACTTTAAGAAACTATATATGGCAGCTAATC